GCATTTGAGATATACGAAGGAGATATCCGACTGAATGAATTACTGAAATACCCGAATAGCGAAGATACATGGAGCGATATTATCGAGCAATGGGTAGGATTCAAGAAAATCACAGGCAATGCGTTTATGTACGCAAAGCAGGTTGGAGAGGAATCAATAAATAGGGGTAAGCCGATGGAGCTTTATATGCTGCCATCTCAATACATGGCAATTAAGGTAGACATTAACCAATTCCCACCGAAAAGAGTTGCTTATCAGTTGTACTATGGGCAATATATCCCATTTACTACATTAGAGATTCTGCATGATAAATACTTCAATCCTGCGTGGACTGCAACCGGCGGGCAGTTGTACGGTCTATCCCCATTAAGGGCTGCATCTAAGGTACTGACACGTTCAAACGCAAGTAAGGAGGCATCTGTAGCAATGTTCGATAACATGGGGCCGCTCGGAGTATTGTATATGGATGACCAACGCTTCGACCCGTTATCCGGCAGCGAGCAGGCGCAGGCACTCAAGATGCAAATATCAGCCAACACAGGCTCACATAAGCATGGAAGCGCAGCCGTGAGTGGATACAAAGTAGGATGGGCGCAGATTGGGTTACCTGCAAAGGATTTACAACTGATTGAAGCGGAGAAGTGGGATAAAGAAGCCCTATGCTCAATATACGGTGTACCTCCAGTACTACTGGGTAATATGGATGCTGCCACATACAATAACATGAAAGAAGCAGAGAAAGCACTTACCATTCGAGCGGTATTACCGGAACTAATATCTATTCGTGATAACATCAACCGCAAGATGCAGACCGATTGGGGTTATAAGGGAACGGATATATTTGTGGATTTTGATATGAGTATCTACTCTGAATTAGAAGCCAACAGGTCAGAGCAAACAACTTGGCTTAATACTGCATGGTGGTTAACACCCGAGCAGAAGTTGAAGATTCAAGGGCTTGCACCTGATCCGAATGTACCGATTGAGGATTATCAAAAGTTGTATATTCCGCAAAGTTTGACACCCGTTGATGAATTTACCAATCTGCCTTTGAATGTACCGCCAACTTTATAACGCATATCGCAAAAGATACAGGGTGCTTATCAAGCGTGAACTTGACCGCCAATGCATGGCATTACTCAAAGGTGAACAACCGGATGAGGAAAATCTAAAGCAGCATATTCGCAAACTGCACAACGATGCAGGTATTACAATGGCAAAATATAACTATGACAAAGTTCGCAAGTCGGCAGGTATCAAGGATTCCATGACACCTGAGCAAAGATGGGCGGCAGTTATAAAACTATTTCTCGAACAAGGGTTAACGCAATTAGTAAACGGCATTACAACTACCACAAAAGAAACTATCCGCAAAGTATTGATACAGGGTATGCAAGATGGATGGAGTATATTCCAAATGATGAAAGAGATTGAGAAGTTAGGTATTAATGTATACCGTGCTGAACTTATTGCACGTACTGAAACAACTAGGGCAGCCAATCAAGGTGCAATGCTTGGGGCTATATCAACCGGATTACAGACTAATAAAGAATGGATAGCAATAACAGATGATAGAACACGTAGAATACCCCGAAATGATTATGACCATTTGCACATGGATGGAAAGACTACACGAATAGATGAGCCGTTTACCGTCCCCGGAATGAGAACTATCGATATTATGGAATTCCCGGGCGACCCAAATGGCAGCGCAGGTAACGTATGCAATTGTAGATGTACCGTTGGATTTGAAGTAGTAAGAGATAGCACTGGGAAACCTGTTGATATACAAGGTGGGTTGCGTGGGCCGGCAGGCGACATGTTAAACCTATGGAATAACACCTTATTTTTGCAATTACAAACTTTGATAAATGAAGCATTACCAGGTTAAAGATATTAGCAACGGCATAGAGGATATGGATGTGCGTTCACGTAACGTGAAAACCGTTTGGGCTATGTGTGGCAATGTGGACTTGGATAACGATGTGATTGTACCGGAAGCGTTTTCACGAACAATAACCGCAAGAGGCCCACAAGGTAAGAATCTGATATGGTCATTAGTTGACCATAAGAGCAGCATGAAGTATGCACTCGGAAAACCGAAAGAATTATACGTGGAAGGGAATGCGCTTATTGCCGTTACTGAAATAATCGAAACGGAAATAGGTGAAGATATGCTGAAATTATATGAGGCTAATCTAATCAATCAGCACTCAATCGGATTCAGCACTATCAAATCCGAAATGAACAATGAAACAGGCATACGTACAATCAAAGAGTTGATGCTCTATGAAGGTAGTGCAGTATTATGGGCAGCCAACCCCGAAACGCCTACATTAGCTATGTACAAAGGCATGGAGCAGGCCGAGGTACAGGAAACGCTTAACGGTAGATTAGAAAAGCTACTAAAAGCGTTTAAGCATGGCACATTTACAGATGAAACTTTCTCCTTATTGGAGATAGAAATAAAGCAAATACAAACTGCAATATCAGAACTCACCACTCAACCCGTTGCCGCAGCAACACTTGACCCGGTAGATAATAACGCAATAGTATTTGAAGCACTCAAACAATTTAATCACTCGTTAAAATCATTAAAATGACAAACGAACAAATCGCTGCGGAGGTAAAATCCATAGGAGATAACCTTACGCAAGTGTTGGCAAATTCTGCCAATGCAAAAACTGATGCGGCCGAGGCTAAATCAATAGTATCTGACCTTAAAGCAAAGTTGGAATCAGTAGTTTCTGCTGCTGACCTTTCCGAGTTCAAATCCGTTATGCAAAATCAATTCGATGCCCTTACCACTAAGGTAAAAGCCGGCAATCCTGATTCTGCAAAGAGTTTCAATCAAGTGTTAGATGAGAAATTAGCGGGTCGCAACATCGAAGCAGAAATCAAAAAGAATGGTCGCATTCTGATTGAGATGCCAGAGGTAAAGACTATGACTTTAGCTTCTAACCTTTCCGGTGATTCACTTGCCACTTACAATCAGCGCCAAGCAATCAACCCTTCGCAGTTGGTTAACTTCCGTGATTATGTGCCAACCGTACAAAGTCCTACCGGATTGTATGTAACCTATCGTGAAGCCGCAGGTAATGCGAACAACATCGCTGCACAATTGGAAGGTTCATTGAAACAGGAGAATAACTATTCTCTTACCGAGGTGAAAACGGTTAACAACTTCATCGCAGGTTTCAGCAAATTCTCTCGCCAAATGCTTGCAAATCTGCCTTTCATGACCCAAACGCTTCCACGTTTGTTAACTCGTGATTTCTTCCGTGCAGAGAATGCTTCTTTCTTCTCTACCGTTTCCGGTGCTGCAACAGGTACTACTACCAACTCTGCAACCACTAATATCGGTGATATTGCGCAGTTGATTGGAAACCATCGTGGTCAAGATTTTAGCACTTCAGTAATCTTCGTGAGCAATCCTCAGTGGAGTACCCTGTTGAACGAATCTTTAACTGCTGGTTACTACATGGGAGCAGGTGCATTGACTATCGGGCCTAATGGTACTTTGAATCTTGCAGGTGTGCCTATCATAGGTGTGAACTGGATTCCTACCAACAGAGCATTGTTACTTGATGCCAATTTCATTGAGCGTATCGAGGTAAACGGACTTAACATTGAATTAAGCTACGAAGATCAAAACAACTTCGTAACTAACATGGTTACTGCCCGTATCGAATGCTATGAGGCCATCAACTTGATGTTGCCTACTTCAGCAATCTATGCTACTATCTAAATTTAGTGGGGAGGGTTAAAATCCTCCCCATTATTTTTTCCCATGAAACATATTTCAAAGCGTGAGCGAAAACACCCCACCAAAAAGACTACGCATATTGTGGCACGTTCAGAGTTATTTGCCAATGGCAAAGTCTGGATCAGAATGGAACGCCCACGACATCAACAAATGGTTGATGAGCAGAGGACACATCGTAAAGGTGATGACCTCGAAACAAAGTAAAGAGAACTATGAATACGAAGGAATACACGTATTTAACCGAGAGCATGATTGGTATTTCCATCATGAATGGGCTGATATAATATTCACACAATTAGACTTCGCAGGTGATGTAGCTATTGACTGCAAGAGTACAAAGAAGCCGGCTGTTTGGTTTGCGCATAATACTTTTATGTACTCATCCGTAAGGACTCATCGTGAGTTGAATGTAGTGTATAATTCCTACTGGAATAGTGAGGAATGCAAGTATCAAAACAACGGATTCGTATTACAGCCACCGGTTGACATCAACCATTACAGGGGTCAGAAAGGGGATAAGATTACCCTGATTAATCTGAATAACAATAAAGGGGCAAATACATTCTACCGAATATCGGAGGCTATGCCGGATAAGCAGTTTTTAGGTATTACAGGCGGTTACGGTGAGCAGATATACAAGCAGTTACCTAATGTAGAATTAATGCCGAATCAGTCCGATATACGAATCGCATATCGCAAAACGAAAATACTACTCATGCCATCCCACTATGAATCATGGGGGCGCACGGCTACCGAAGCAATGGCATCCGGTATTCCGGTTATTTGTACGGACTTGCCAGGACTCCGGGAGAATTGTGGAGATGCTGCAACGTACTGCAAACAGGATAGAATCGAGCAGTGGGTGGAGGCTATACGAAATGTGGAGGAAAACTACGAAATTTGCAGTAAGAAGGCATTTGCAAGGGCAGAGGAATTGCAGCCGGAAAACAATCTAATAAAATTCGAGCAATGGGTAACTTCTCTTACATCATAGATTCTAGCGTGGTAGATGTGGCATATGTTGAGCCGGTAACAATTGCCGAGGCAAAGTTATATATGCGTGTTTCTACAACTACCGAAAATGCACAAATAACAGAAATGATTAGCGGGGCTAGGATGATTATTGAGAAAGCAACCGGACTATCTCTTATCACAAAGCAGGTAACGGTATGGTTCAGCAATGAGGGTGGATGGTTTCAACTTCCTTACGGCCCAATAACTTCATCCATTGTACTAACCGATGATACCACAGGTACGGTACTAACCAATAGAACAATCACAGGTAGTGAGCATCCGGTTATTACATTCCCATCAATTAACAGGCTCAAAGCGGTGTATAATGCCGGATACACTACATTACCACATGCGCTAAAGATGGCTATACTTGACCAAACGAATCACATGTACGAGAATAGAGGGGCATTTGATGAAACGATGGGAGTTTGTCAGAAAGCGTGGCGCACTTGTCAGATGTATACTAAACGC